AAAAATTTTGGAGATGAATCCACAGTTTGATGACTATTTCAGAGCTAAGGATTGTAAACTGCTTGATTTGGAGTTGCAAGAGTCGATTGTGTTATGCATTGAAGATGATGTTTTCGGTGCATGGTATACTGAGAATTTACGACCCATTAAGTTTTACACGAAGGCTTTGGAGGCTTGCCATAACGTTTTGGAGAAACTTATGCTAACTGCTTTGGAAAAAGCTGGTTTTTGTTATGATTTATATAACGAAAATTTTTATGCTAAGTTGTCATTTTGGGCAGTTAGTGGTGCAGCCGTTCTTGGCACCCTATCAGCAGTTCTGTTTCCATTAGCCAAATATATCTACACATTAATTTGGCCAGGTGTTGAACCTGCTTCGCTATCTTCTAAAGGGAAAGTTAAGGAGGGTAGGAGTAAATTATCTAACAAGCAGAAGTTAGCAAGAACTTTATCAAAGAGTGCTATCCCTGAAATGGCTATAATTGCAGATCCTAGTTGTCATACTATATTGCACACCATAAGATCAAACAACTGTTATCAGATGTATATGGCAGACTCAGACGTTTCTTTTGGTTACGTGACTTTTATTAAAAGTCATGTTGCAATTGTTCCGAACCATTATGTAACTAAGTTCACGTTTGAGGCTGGAGAGGATCCAACTTTGTTGACCAAACTTCTGTTGTTCAGGTCAAGTCATGGGAATTCAGCAGTTGACTTTACTATATCCATAGAAGAGTTCTTGTTTGGAGCTAATTTTGATGCTACTTTTGAAGGCTTGCCTTTTGAAAATAATGACTTAGCTCTTATAGCTTTTCCTAGACGCGTGCGTCCCCATAAGGATATTATGAAATTTATACCTACTGCATCAGACTACTCTAGTCTGAAGTCTAAGAATATAGTTCTTGTTTTTCCTAATGCTATTGCACCATTGGAACAGCACACAACAGAGGCCTCCTATGTACAGAATGAGTACTCATACAAGGGCATAGTTAAAGAGGATCCTGATGATTTTATAACGCTGAATAAGTATTTTAGGTATCAGGCGAGCACATCTTATGGATCTTGTGGAGCGCTCATATTTGTTTTAGATAAGCATACGTCTGCGGCCAAGTTCTTTGGTATTCACGTTGCTGGTGATACCAGAGTTGGCTTTGGTTCATGTCTAGTTCGTGAATGGGTAGAAGCACAACTTGAGACTATATCAAAAGAACAGCAAATAACAGATGACATTGTCCCTCAGACTTGGAACTACCCGGTTAGTAAAGTTGGAGATGGGAGATTCATTTCGCTTTATGATGTTCCCAAGGATGAGTCTGTGAATACTTTTTGGAAGACTAAGATTATGAAGAGTCAATACTACGAGCGCTGGGGTCCAAGTAGGGAATCACCAGCTAAATTAGCACCTTTTTATAATAAAGGTGTCTTGATTGACCCCATGTACAATGCTGTTAATAAGTATTGTACACCTCATGTGCATATTGATCAACGTTTAGTTGACAAGACTGCCATTTCGTTGTATGACAGTTTAAAACGTAGATCCAAGATTGATATACAACCTAGGATTTTTTCATTTTCTGAAGCTGTTAAGGGGTTGGAGAATGAGCCTTGTTATTCATCTATTTTGAGAGGTTCTAGCCCAGGTTACCCATATTCGATTCAGAGTAGGGTAAAGCCCCCTGGCAAGAAGTATTATTTCTTTGGATCTGATGATTTTGATTTAAAGAGGGATGCAGCCGTTGAGATTGAACATGAAGTTGAAAGGGTTTTTGATTTATGTTCAAAGAATGTTAGACCACTTTTCTTGTTTACGGATTTTCCTAAGGATGAGAGAAGAGATCATTCCAAAGTCGCGAGTGGTAGCACACGTTTGGTTTCAGCTGGCAATCTTGTTTTGTTGTTGGCATATAGACGCATGTTTGGAGCATTCCAGCTGTGGATAATGAAGAACAAGATTGATAATGGGTCAGCTCTCGGAGCTGATTGTCATGGCTTAGATTGGCATGATATAGCTGTGCATTTGCTGCAGAAGGGTAACCCTACGGACAGATGCGTAGGGGCTGGAGATTATAGCAAGTTTGATGGATCTGAGAAATCTATTATACATTGGGCCATATTAGATGTGATAAACAAATGGTATGGTGATGATGATAGAAATCAGCGTATAAGGAGCACATTATGGCTGGAGGTTACGAACTCGAGACATATATATGGTTCTATAGTTTACCAATGGGTTTCTAGTTTACCCAGTGGTCATCCATTGACCACCATTATAAACAACTTGTATAACCAGATGGCCTTCAGATTATGTTGGCTACGCTTGCACGATGATGATATATCCGCTCTCCCGGCTTTTGATGATAATGTTTATTTGATAACTATGGGAGATGATAATTTATTTTCTGTCAGTACACCATACAGGAGTAAATTTCATGAATCGTTTCTCGCTGATACCATGAAGACTTTTGGCTTGACTTATACTTCTGAGACCAAGGGAGAGACTTCAGTCTCCCTAAGGCGTATAGATGAAGTTGAGTTTGAAAAAAGGATGTTCAGATTTGATGGGATACTAGGTAGATATGTTGGCCCTTTGAGGCTGTCAGTTATTCTGGAGATGCCATATTGGACGAAGGATAAGAGTAATGCTGATGAGATTTCAAATGATACGGCCAACACAGCTTTAGTTGAACTATCTTTGCATGGTCCAGAATTTTTCCGCAAGTTTGGTAGACCCATGATTGAAGCTATGAATACCCATGGTTTTCATCCTTTTAGTACTGATTATGAGATTTGTCTTTTGAGAACTTCTCATTTGGAGTACTAAGTATATCCCGAGCTCAACACTCATTAAAATGTTGTGCTAACACACAAAGTGTGTGTTATTCAGCAGCAATCAACTGCTGAATGGACGCTTATTGATTCACTTTGCATTCTGGATACCTATCATGTGTGGAAAATCTCAGTTTAAACACATATGTATGGCTTTATGCAATTTAAAAGGTGCTATTTTTATAGTTACTGCCAGGATGCCTTGCGGAGGTACCGTGAAATCCAGGCACCTGAGTGCACTATGACTTATGAGCCTAAGTTATGGTTAAGAATTCGGTTCGCTGAAAATAATGATTCCACAAACTTCAATAATTTTGAAGAGAATAGAGTTGAAGATGCACCTTCAACACAACAACAAACCACCACTTTCAACACTGATGCTGACGTGGTGGTTTCAACTGTGAGACACCCAATGAGTGTAGGACAGATGATTAAGGAGACAGCCCAGTCTGGGTCAATTCAGTCAATCTTGTCATTCTTACAGAAGCCTATTAGGCTTATATCAGGAAATCTTTCCACCACAGATACCGCTACAACTTTTTCACAGATTGAGCTACCTAGCGGAATTTTGAATAACAATATATATAGAGACAAACTTAATGGCCATTTAGCTTTTCGGGCCACTATTGTTTTGACTATTAATATTAACGCGACTAGATTTCAACAAGGAAGATACATGATTTACTGGGTTCCAAGTGGAGGAGCCAATGGTGGTACTGCAAGGAGCACCAGTTGGTTCACTGGACATACAGCATCTCTAGTCCAAAGAACTCAGCTTCCGCATGTTGAGTTTGATGTTTCTTGTGACACACAAGCAACACTTGAGATACCTTTTGTCTCAGCGTATCCTTATTATTCGTTGAGGTCATATTCAGCTGATACTAGTATTGGTACAGCTGTGTTGGCACCATATTCCCCTTTGAGGGTGACCTCTGGTTTAACCACTGCAGGTTATACTATTTGGGCGTATTTTAAGGACGTTGAGGTAGTTACCCCAACATTTCCACAGATGGGTGGTTTCAATAGATCTGGAACTGTTACCAAACGTAGCTCTAACCCTTCGGAGTTGGAGCAGGATGGTACTGGTATTGGACCAGTTACTTCTTTTTTGAAGAAGTCTGCCAAGGCCTCATCTCTTCTTGGAAACATACCATTGCTCAGTTCTTTTACTGCCCCGGTTTCGTGGGCCTTAGATTTGAGCTCTCAAGTTGCTTCAGTTTTTGGTTGGTCCAAACCAACTAACTTGGAGCATACTGCAAAAGTCCAGAGGAGATATTGGGATTTTGTTGGTAATGTGGATAATGTGGATTCTTCTAGACCACTAGCCTTAAATACCACGAATATTATTGAACATGTTGATGGATTTTCAGGCACTGATTTAGACGAACTTTCTTTTGAGTACCTTACTTCTATCAGTTCATGGTTCGAGAGTTTTGATTGGTCGACTTTGAATGCTGCTGATGCGTTGCTTGATACCGTTCACATGACACCTGATACGTTCTACACAACCAATGGATCATTTTTCAACCTGACTCCAGTTTGCTTTATAGCTCAATTTTTTGATTGTTATAGAGGTTCTTTCAATCTAACTATTAAGATAGTCAAGACTGAGTTTCATTCTGGTAGACTTGGAGTTGTCTTTGTTCCACATGATCCTAGAACCACTTCGCCCACTTTCAGTGTGTCTAGCTCTGACTATGCTTTTAGAGAGATAATTGATATTAGATATGGTTCAGAGTTTACTTTTAACTTTCCTTTTACTTCTTTGGAGAGCTATAGACATTGTAGATCGAGTGCCTCTAGGTATGGTACGGTCTTCATTTATATAGTCGATCCCTTAAGAGCACCAGACACCGTGTCTAACACTGTGGCTGTTTTGTTAGAAGTTTCTGGGGGTAAGGATTTGGAATATGCTGTTCCAGTTTCCTTGCCTATGTTACCTATTATGAACGTTGTACCACAAATGGACCCCTGTGCATTAACTGGTGGGACGATTGGTAACAGTACCTCTTCTGGAGGCGATTATCATTCTCGCGCATGTATTGGTGAGAAGATCATTAGCTTTAGATCACTCATAAAGAGATATGAATTAACTTCATTTCTGACTGGTGATCCTCTTAGTGTTGCCCCGGTCAATACCACAGTTTTGTTTCCTTATCACTGTAAGGTTGGTCTCCAGACTGCTGGAGCAGCTGAGGCTCCCCTAGTTGCCCCAGATTTAATAGACTTACTTATGAGTTGTTTTGCTCTTTCAAGAGGATCTCTCAGAATTAAGTACTTACCTCCTGCCAATGATCTGGGCACACCAGGTAGATGGGCTACATATTTAGTTCCTCAACCAGCCACCACTGGCGACATTCCTACTTTCATTACATTTTCAGGAGCATCTGAGACGACTAGAATTAGAGAAGGTAAGGTTTGGTCTTGTCAGGCTCAAGAAGGTGGCATTGAATTTCAAGTCCCCTTCTATCATAGGTTACATTCTGTAGCCAACTCCGATTTATGCACTAATGGCAGATTGAGTTATCAATTAAGGAGTATCAATACTACATACGTACGGCATGCGACTGTAACTTATTTTCCAAGTGCCACTCTTCCCCGGTTTGCCAGAGCCGCTGGAGATGATTTTAATCTGGGCACTTTTATTTCTATTCCTCCAATTGCTTATTATAGCAATTCTGGTAGGCAATAGATAATTGTTTTCCAAATGGTTGCTGACCGACAGCGTAAAACAGCGAGCACATCTACACATGTGTTTGTTAGGATTTTTAAAGCCCGTGTAGGGGTAGACGGTACAATACCGTCTCACAGAGCTAACAGGTTTCACATTAGTGATTTTACTTGGTTTTACAATACTTGTTAGTTAAATATTACATTCCTCCAAGGAAAGCGTTAGCTTTGTGGGGTGTAATGTGCCATAGTTAGTATGGTTTTTAGATCAATAGTATATGCAAACTATTCTTGTATAGTAGATGCTGGTGAAACGGTAACTCTATATTCGAGGTTTGAATACGATCGCAGCTTTATTAATTCACTGTTCCCGCGGCGCCTTGAAGGAGGCGCCGCATGAATTTTTAT